CTCGCATACAACTGCAAAAGAATGGCACGGCTTCAGGCAGCATAAGCCGGGTCAGCCTCGGCGTTATCAGCCGCAAAATGCCCAACCCGACAGGCTGCTAGAGCGGATTCAGTCGACCGAGTGGCGCGGTCTAGATCGAATTCACCTGTTCGTGGGTTATAGAACCTGTTCGAAATATCCTGAGCGCGGATGAATGCTTTACTTTCTGCCATAGCGGCCTCAGGAGACTTCCCTTGGGCCTGAAAGGTTCGGTTTACCTTATTTAGCAGGACGGCAATCGGGTCCTGCTCTTCCATATTGCCGCCGCTTAGCTCAAAGGCGTCCTGCGCGATCTGAGCCGACTCTGGCGCGGTCAAAAAAGGATTGTTCCTCAGTGCTTTATCTGCGCTCGCCATGATCGCCGACATGTTTGCGCGCGCCACAGGATCACCCTGCATACTCAAGAACGTCTGGTCATATTGACCGGTCTGACGAAATCCCGCGCCCAGCGTCTCTCCCACCCCATGGATGCCAGCGTATGCGGCCATCCCCGCCGCCAGAGGCCCAACGCGCGGCATGCCGATGCCAGACAGCGCCCCTCGAGCCGCCATCAGTCCCTCGCCCACCTCTCCCGGATTGACGGCGTGCGGGCCCAGATAGGGATACGGACCGTGCGGTCCGTTCATTGAATATTCTGGAGTTGTCCAGTTGGGATCATAACCGTTAGGCCGCACAGCGGCGCGGAAATTGGCACCATTCCCCATGCTGTCGCCCTGATTGGGCAGCACCATCAGCGCGGTACCCGGCGTGCGCACTTCCGGCGGCGGCAGGAGCAGTTGTGGCGCGCCGGGCACATGGGTGGCGGCGGCGGAATATGGAGAAACGTAGCTGCCGCGCCCGAGGTTTTCTGGCGGTATGGGCGGCATTGCGGGCGCCGGTGGCGCGGGCGCGGGGCGACTGGCCGCGTTCCCGCCATCGCCACCGGATGCGCTGCGCGAGGACGGCGCGCCACGGAAACGACCGGAACTGGACGCAATATCACGCGCCGCACGGGCCGCCCGCTCCATATCGTCCGCCATGCCGCCAGCCAGACGGCGCGCTCCACCCAGTGACGACACCATGCCATTAAAGCCCATCTGGGCCTCGCGCTGGGCAGAAATCAGGCGCTCGAGTGCCTCGATCATCTCCCCAATCGGCCCGGTAACGCGGGTGGCATTGGCGACGAGGTTTACGCCGATTTCATAGGCTTCAACGGCCATGATTTTTCTCTATTCGCTATCGGTCGCCCGAGCATTAGGCAGTAGCCGCCCTTCAATCGCGCGCACCACCATGCGACCGATGCCGCGCGCGACTTTCTCTTCGTTCCTGAAGGCAGCAACGGCCAGTTCAGGCCGGGGCGGCTGGTAGTTGTTCTGTTCCATGCGCCCGACCTCGAACACCACGGCCTTGATGTCGTCTGACCCGATTGAAGCCTCTACGCGCAGCGCCTCGCCACTCACCCGCGTACCGTAGCTGTCGCGCATGTCGCCTGTCCGCAGGCCCGGCTCATCGGGAGAAAAGCCCTTACGGATACGGTCATCAATGGTGCGGTCAGCCAATGGCGCTGTGGGCAGCCCACTTTCCGGGCCGTCCAGATACTGCCCGATCTGCACCTTGGTTTCGGTTTTAATCAGGTCCGCCCCATCCTGCACGCCGCGATGCACGGCGCGGGCAATATTCGGCTCCACACGCTCGCGCAGGTGCCTAACGAAGCCTTCCAGCGTGTTGAATTTCCGGGTCATGGTTCAGCATCCACGTAGCGACCGGCAGACCAGTCAAAGCGGGTCGGGATCAGGCCATACGTCTCCCGGCTCCGGCGCTCGGTGATAGCCACGCAGGCGGCAAACCGCCGCGTGCGCGACCATTTGAGAGCAACGTCCCATGGCACCCCGCTGTCGGCCAGCAGGAGCATCTCCTGCATAGCGGGGTGCCTGCTCAGTTTTTTGCCGTTTCCATATCCACGCCAGAAGTGCCCGGCTGCTCGGGAGCATCCGGCTTCTTCGGCGGATAGAACACGGCCTGTAGCGCCACAATGCCGTCATTGCCGATGCGACGGGCCACCTGCTTTACCTGCTCCTTGGTCGCAGGCATTTCCACCGGCACGCCGTCAATGGCGTCAACCGAACAGATCATCTGGGCATAGCCCATCCACGCGCCAGCCGATGCCGACTGCATGGCGCTGCCCGCCACTTCGATCAGGTCCAGCATATCGCCGGGGTCAAGCTCGCGCAGTTCCAGCTTCTTGCCTGAGGCCGTGGTGATTTCCTTGGGGATCGTGCTCATGAAATTTTGTTCCTGATACGCGCCATGAAACTGACGCTCTGGTTGACGATATTTTCCGACTGGAAATGACCAGCGTTGTTAAGGGCAATCGTCGCGCCCATGAACTCATAGGTGGTCGTGGTGCCATCGCACTCGTCCAGATACTGGTAGATGCTGCCCAGGATCATGGTGCCCGCGTCCCAGAACCCGCTTTCGATGGCCGCAAACAGGTCATCGGCACCGGAATTGTCACGCTGGAAGCTGAATGTGCCAGACCAGCCGTTCGGCGTGTCATAGAACGCGGGCATATCGTTCAGCGGCGAGGACGTGAGGCGGTGCGTCTGCTGCTGCGCCTGAAACCCGGTTACGGTCGGCAGCTTGATGCGCGATCCGTTGTAGATCAGCACGACACGACAGTCGCGGCCTACGTTAAATGGCTTCGTGGCCATTCAATCCTCCAAAAGAAAAGCCGCCCGAAGGCGGCGGAAACGAGAACGGATCAGGTCGCCGAGGCTGTGGTGATAACCACGCTGGAGCCGCCCTGAAGATTAACCACGAAGAAGCGGTTGATGCCCTGATACTTAACCTGCACATCTGCCCGGACATAGCCGAGCGCAGTGCGGGACTGCGGGTTGTTGCTGGCGTCGCACACCACGGCGTAGGACGTGGTGGCCTCCAGAATGCCCGTGCTGACCATATTGGACAGCGTGCCGAGCAGCACCGCGCGGATATCGCCGAACAGCGTGGCGTTGATCACGTCGCCAACAAACGTGCCCATGCCCGCATTGATGGTTTCCGCGATGTAGTTCGTCATGCGGGTGTAGGTGTCGTCGTTGGTGGTGTCCTCGGACGAGGTATTGATGCCACCGCGCACGGCCCAATAGCTGCCGCCCGGCGCCGGGTTGCAGATCACGTCAATCCCGGCCTCGAACAGCGCGCCAAGTTCGGCATCGGAGTAGGTCTGGGTCGTGCCGCTGCTGGCGAGACCGGCCTTCTGACTGCCGATGATGCCGGTCAACTGCTTGTTGAGGCTCGACTGCTCGGGCGAGAGGCCGCCAAACAGGCCCGCCACGAACGCCTGAGGGGGCACCAGCATGTCGCCGTTGGTGTCGTCATCCCACCACAGCCAGTCACCAAACATCAGCTTGACGCCGTAGCTGTCCAGACCGGCTGCGGTCTTCATGGCCACGGCATTGCTGATCGTGTCGCCCGCCGGGCCACAGGCGATCATGTAAAGCCCTTCCTGCAGACCGAACGCGCCCTGCGTGGTCCATGAGGTGTTGTCGGTCAGGCCAGACAGAACGCCAAGGGCGCAGCCCTGCCCGCGCAGCGAATACATGCCGGTGCGGGTGGCCTCGTCAGCACCGATGAACTGCGCCGTGGTGGGTGTGCCGCCATCAGTACCGCCGGACAGGGTTGCCGTGCCCGCTGCGAGATCGGGAACCGTGCCCGGAACCGTGGCCACGACAAGGGCCGACGTATCGGCAGCAACAGCCGCGGCAATCGCGGTCCACGACGCGCCGGTGTAGGACCGGCTACCCAGCGTGGCGTGCGTGGTGGTCAGCGTGTATTTGCTGGCAATGATGCCGTTCTGGGTCAGGGTCGCGGTGATCGCGTTGCCCGCGCTGCCAGTATAGCGGGCCGTGAGCGAGACGCCCGCCAGCGTACCCGTGGCGGCCGCATCAGTCCCGTCCGTCACGCGCACGCAGCGGAAATCAGATGCGCCCTGCAGGATGGCGATGTTCACCGCCGTGCCGATATCAGTGGCCAGCGCCTGCTTGCCGCCAAACGCTGCGAGGCAATCCCCCATCGCGCCTACGATTACGGGCGTGTTGACCGGCCCCCATGCAGCGGTGCCGACCAGGCCGATACGCCCGCTGGAGACGCCGTTGAGCGCCAGTGTGGCCGGTTTCTGGATCTGCACATACAGATCGGGAACCACAAGGCTGTTCGTGTTCAGGTCGCCTGCCTGATAGAGAACGGGCATGGATTATTTCTCCTGCGTGAGGGCGACGCGCACGGTGAATCGCCCGAGCGTTCCGTCTGATTGCAGTTTTGCAATCGTGGCAGCGTTGGTGATCTGGGTGCCAAGCGGGTAGCCGTGACCCGGCAGCATCACCACGTAGGCATATGCAGGCCCGGCCTTGGCCGCCGGGCTGGTAGTCTGGGGAGTGTCCGTCATCTGGTTCTCTCGGAGTGGGTCAGGCCGCGCCGTTCAGGGCGCCATCGCCTGCGGTGTGGGTCGCGCCGCCGGGCAGCGCCATTACGCCCGCGCTGAACAGCATCTGGACCATGTTTTCGCGCATGTCGGTGTCGTAGGTGACGATGAACCGGAACGGGCGCATGAAAATTCCGCTGTTTTGCGCGGCATCATTGTTCCAGCTTCCCCGGCTCTCGATCTGGAAGGTCGAGCCGTTGGCGTCGGTCAGCCAGTCGATAAAAGCCATGCCGTTGTCGAGTGCGGTGCCCAGAGCATCACGGGCCTCGGTCGAGGCGGACCAGACCGTGACCTGAAACAACTGCTGCTGCCTGCGCGCCGTGCGGACCGCCGGGGCATATGCACCAACCGCGCCTTCCAGTGTCGTGGCGCCGGGCACACTGACAATCGCGCCGCTCGAGGTTGCGCCATCAATCTGGTCCGCCAGGGCGGCTGCAATTCTCGCCACGGTATCGGTCGGCTGCACTACGTAGGCCGCAACAGACCTGTCGGGAATGGCCGCGCCATTGGAACGAATGCGCAGGCCAACGATGCCTGTGGGTGTTGCTCCGTCCTGCAGCGCGATCGTGGCCGTGCTGCCGTTGGTCGTGATCGACACGGTGGCCGGAATCGTGGCCTCCTGCCGCCACGGTCGCCCCAGAGGCTCGTCAATGCGCCGCCAGCCGCCCTGCAGGTCCATGACGGTGATGAAGTCCACGCCCCGGTTCAGTTCGCATTCATCGCCCTCATAATCGGCCTGAGTGAGCCAGCCTCTTCGGATTTTCGTGGGGCGGCCAGTAACGGAGCCGCCGCCCTTCCCATCAATATAGACGATGGCTGCCATCTGCCTGCCGATGGCGCGGGAGATAGAGACGATATCGGCCATTACACTTGCCTCACGCTCATCAGGCAGCGGTTGCCATACTGGCTCGGCTCGACCGCAGTCACGGTGTAAATCGTGCCAAGGTCGGTTGTGACGGCCATCTGCACGGTCGGGATAAAATCCGGCATGACCGGCAGCAGCATCTCGTAATCCGCAGCCTTGATCGATCCGGGGATGCCGTCTCCGGTCGGACTGCCCTTCCCCTTGATCTGGATGAAGGCAGGCCAACCCGAGATGAGTGTGGTCTGGGCGCTGGTGTCGCCCGCCGTGCCGTAGTCGTCGGAATAGCCAACGTCCGTGCAGACCGCGCCATCGCCATTGGTGCTCCCCTGCCCCGGCTGACCCGCGATGGACACGACCCGGTTGCACAGCATGCACAGCGGCGGACGAAACGGCTCGAGGCGTGCCACAAAATAGTTCTCGCCCGCGCAGGTCAGCAGGTCGCCCGACTGCACATCCGTGGTGTCGAACAGGCCGAATACGGCGGGTTTCCCCCACAGGGCCGGGCGGGCGAACCCGAAAGATTTGTCGTCGTTGAACGCGGCCAGAAACGTCGCGTGGACGGTACCCATCGGCGCGGTCAGCGATGCTGGACGGTATTGCGTGGTCATGGCCCCAAGCCGCAGGGCGGCTTTGGCATAGCCACGCGCCACCTTCTGCTGCAGGAGGCCCTGATCCATTAGTGACGCCGCCCCTTGGTCGATGTGCGGTTCATCAGCGAGACCATCTGCCGGTCAATGGCCTTGGCCTGAGGGGTCTTTTTGAACGCCGCCGTGGTCATGCCGACCAGAGCCGCGTTCTGGCCGTCCTCCTTTCGGTCGGTGTTCGACTTGAGATACTGCGCCATGGTCATGCGCTTCGCGGGTCGTGCCATTTATTTTCTCCGCCTGATAATGCTGTTCGCCTTGGCGTTGATTTTCGCCTGCGAAGATTTGGACAGGTTGCCTGCTTTCACCTGCTGGGCCGCGCGCGCCTTTGCGTTGATTGCATGGGCGCGATCAGGCATCGGAAACCGACGCGAGCCGGGCAGGCCGAACGCGGATTTTGGCAGGGCGTTACGCCTGCGGGTGCTCAGGGTCGCCATATGGTGCCCTTCATATGATGATTGCTGACTGTGGCCTTAGCCCCGGACCGGGCGGCACACCGAGGAACTGGCACAACTGCGCGCGCCATCGATTGAACAGCCCCATCCGGTCCTGAACCTCATAACGGTTGTGATGCCAGACAGCGGCCTGATCGGTATCCAGATTATCAGATGCGCCCAGAATGGCTGTTTCCAGAGTAGATATCTGGGTCAGGTAAGTTCGGGTCTGGACTAGTTCCTCATCTGTCATGTTGGTCAGGCGATATTCCAGCATCCCATAGGACTGGAAGAACCGATAACCGGCAAACGACCTGTTGTTCGGACCCATGATACTGAACCCGCAATAGCGACGCGCCAGAACCCGCTCTGCTTCGGTCAGTGGTCCGGTTGGGGTGACGCTTCCTGACATGGTACAGGCCTCAGTACAGCGCCACGCTGGCGCAGGTGCTCGATTTCCTCGGGATTGGTCAGCACCGTGCCTGCGGGCCAGTGATAATGACCACGGTTGAAACGCACCTCGATATAGCCATGCGCATGAACAACCTCATGGGGCACAACGGGATCAGGGACAGCCTCGGCAGGCTGTCCCTTTTCCATATCCGCCGCCCTTCGGGGAGCGCGGGCCATCAGTCGTCCAGCCCCATGCTCTCGATCACGACCGCGCGCTTGAGGTAGCTGCTGGTAGCAGTCGGGATGATTTCATTGTTCGCCGTCATATCGGTCGGCAGGGCAAACCCGCCAATCCAGTACCACGACTGGGCAATGATCTGACGCAGGCGGTCCAGCGGAGGACGGGTCACCATGGCGATGCCATCAACAACGGCCGTCTCGCTCTTGTCGATATCGGGCACCGGCAGACCTTCGATGTGGGCGAAATCACCTTCAATAAGCGCTCCCTGCCCGCAGATAATTGCACGATGGATCTGCCCTACACCTTCCAACGTCTGCTGGGGCGCTTCGGTCGTCGGCATAAAGCGAATGCCAGCCAGTTCGATGATCTGCGCATCACGGGCCGGGTCAGAATCATACGCACCACGATACAGGCGCTGGAACATCTGGTCGTTGAACAGGCCCAGGCGCTGATTTTCGTCCAGATAGCAGTGGTAGAAACCACCGGCTGCGGGCGGCACATTGTTGTTGCGCAGCTTTGCCACAGCCGAGAGGCAGGTGGACATGTTCAGGTAGTCGCCCGTGCCGTTGGAGGCTGTCAGTGCCGCCGTGGTCTTCTTGCCATTCGGACGCAGCACCTTGGGTGCCGTCAGCGCCACGACCGCACTGCCAGCCGCGCCATCAGCTTCCGACACGTTGGACGTGAAGGTCAGGGTGCCGGAAATGCCACCTTCAGGGGCCGTGCTGGCATTGGTCGCATCCGGGGTCACGCCCGTCAGAGTGTAAACGGTGCTGCCCACCAGAACCGGCATGGTAAGCGAGGACGAAACGGCAGCAATCTGCCCGTAGGGATTGAATGCAGCCGTGAAGCCGCGGATATCATCAACCTGAATGGTCGTGCCCGCAGCGGCAAGCGCGGTGATGACGCGGGTGTTGCCGCTGATGTACCCGCCCAGATCGCTGCCATTGCCGAAAAACAGGGCATTACGGGCGATACGTTCAAGCGACTGGATGGCCTGAATACCGTTGGTGTAGGAGTTCGCCAGAAACATGTTGGCGATGGCGGACTGGCTGGTGACGATGTTCAGGTCGGTCGTGTCGCCATACATATCGATGCCAAGCGTATACTGCTCGACCGAGAAGGTAGACGGCGTAAGGCCATTATCGAGGTTGGTGTTCTGCGTGGGGTCCATCGCGGTCGTCACGGGCTTCTTGAGGCCCTTACGCGTCTTGGTGATGGTTTCACCCACGCTGTTGGGGAACGGCTCACGGTCAGCAATGGCGCGGAAAGCCAACATGGACTTCAGGCCGTTCTGGAACTCACGCTGGAGCATGCCCTTCTGCACAATCGGCTGCAGAACGGCGGGAAAATCGGAAATTGGCATGTTGGCTCTCTGTATTGCGCCACGCCCGCATCAACTTGGTGTCGATAACGGAGTGGCAATTACTACTATCGCGGCGGCGAGGGTGTTTAGGAAATGGTGGCCTTCAAGGCCGCGTATTCCGCATCCGTCATTTCCATCGCGGATTTATCCTTCGGCTCGCCAGCCTTGGGCGCGGGCGTGGTCTTGGTCGTTCCCGTCTCGGTGCCGGGCTTGGTCGGCTCGGAGAACAGATAGCCACGGCTTTCCTTGGCGGCTTCCATCACCGCATCGAGGCCGTCGATCTTCCCGTCCTCGCCCATCTTGACGGTGCCGAGGTCGATCAGCTTGACCACATCCTCGGGATTGACCGCACCCAGACGGACGGCGGCGGCCTTGGCCTCGGCGCGGATGACGGCGGCGTTGGCCTTTTCCGTCGCGCCTTTGGTTGCGGCTTCGGCATCAGCCTTGGCCTGCTCAACAGCAGCGTTAGCATCGGCCAGAGCCTTCACGTTATCGGCCTTCTGCTTGTCGAACTGCGCCTTGAGGCCGTCGCGCGATTTGATCGCGTCGTCGCGATCACGGATCACTGCATCGCGGTCCTTGCGCAGCGCTTCCAGTTCGGAGCGCGCGGTTGCGAGTTCGCGCTGGAGCCCCAGCAGATTTTGGTCCCTGCCGGGGTCGTTGGGTTCTGTGGTCATCTGACCCTCTGTTTTGTGAATGGTCCGACATCAGCCGGGTAACGTCAGGCCGTAGCCTGTCGTGTCTCTGTGCGGCCGGAACCGGCGGCCTGCCGGTCGGCCTTGGCAGCATTCGCGGCGCCCTGCCGCTTGGCGATCAGAACAGGGTCGGACAACTCATCCAGAACCCGGTTCCATTCCTCCTGCGGGCTGGCCGTGCCAACCTTGGCGGCGTAGATGCTGCAGGCGGTCTCGCTGGACATGAAGCCCGACGCTACGGCCGTCGCCAGACCCTGCGCCAACTGGAGCAGTTCGGGGTCTGTGCTCGGGAAGTAAGGCGGCCACTGAAGCGCCAGGCCGTCCGGCTCCAGCCCCACATGATCCTCGCCGCCGATCTTGATGCCGCCAGCCACTACGCTGGAAAACCGGCAGATCATGCGATACAGCGACAGCAGCCCGTATTCGCCGTAGGACAGGCGCAGGCGATCAGCCAGCCACACCAACGACTGGCACATCATCTCCATGGCCCTGCCAGACTGCGCGGCGCTGATCTTGTCCGCGCTGGCCCGGTTGCCGTGGATCTGCTCCATCACGATGGCGCGCAGTTCCTTGTAGTGCGCCAGCATGGCCCCTGACGCATCGCCATTGATTTCCAGCATCTTGGCATCGCCATCGAGCGGAAGCGTCAGGGCAGATGCCGCGCCGCCGGTAAGGCCGCCATCATCCGCCGCGCCAGCCGGATCAGCCGCACCGGCCTTGATGACGAGCTTCGGGTCGGCACTGTATTTCAGGCCCCGACCTGACTGCGACAGCAGGTAATCGCACTCGATGACCGTATCGATGGCACGCTCGAAGGTGCACGGGCCATCCACAACGCCCGGCTGCGCCAGATTGGCCATCCAGATCCACGGAACGAAGCTCAGCCCGTGCTGGGTGGTTCGGGCCGCATCAACACGGTCTGGTATTCCGTCCGAAACGAGACGCGGCACGTAGACCCGGCACTCCTGCCGATCCCACTCACGGCGCCATCAGAAAATAGCCGGGGCATCGTCGGCAGAAATCGGCCAGCCCTGCGCTGACAGGTCTGCGCCCTTGACCTTGTATTGCTCAGTCACGGTGGCGAGATCGCCAGCCGCGTCCCATTTTGGCGTCAGATATCGGGTGTCGTGCATCGAAACACACGGCGCACGCTCCACGACCTCAACCAGCAGGGCGGACGAGCCAACAGAACCGGCAATGACCGCCTCAAGCATCACCGCAGGCAGGGCGCATTCCCGATCAAGGGCCGCCATGACCTGAGCTACATCGTCACTTTCCGCAGTCAGGGACGGCCAGTGGCACTCTCCGAACACCAGCGACGCGCTCTCATCCACCACCGTCGCGCACATATTGGTGCGCACGGACGGCCTGCGCTGGGCAAGCGGGATGTATTCCCCTGCCCCGTTGTATTCGCTGCTGAACGGGTTCGGGATCGCGTCGTATTGCGTGCAGTCCCGCACCCGCATCAGTGCGGATAGACGATTTGCGCGCGCGGGCAGATCGTTGTCCTGCGGATAGGTTTTCTTTAGCTGTTGCCAGTCCATGCGGCCCCGTGGCCGCTATCGGCCCAGATTGAAACGTGTTGGTGTCAGGCGTGCCGGTGCAGCAGGTGGCGGCCCGAGCATGAGGTCAGTTAGTCCCCACACCAGCGCATCGGCCCGGTCGGGTGAACGTGCCCCTTCAAAGCCGCCAGCCGAGAACTGACAGAGTTGATCCTCCAGATCGGGGAATCTGCCGTGATGCACGACCTTCCCCTGCTCATAGAGCGCCGCCACCGGCTCAGCCCGAGCGAACTTGCCACGCGAAGCCGTAACCAGCGTGACCGGCGCCGTGGCGCGGGACGCCCTGATCGTGCTTTCCACCATCGCGCCGCCGAAGTTCTTCTCAGCCACGATGCGGTCAGCCCGCCACAGGTCCAGTGCATCAAGCGCAATCTTGGCCCAGCCCGCAGGCCCGGCGCGGCAGGACAGGTCAGCCAGAACATGACCAACCCCATCCGCATCGATACCCGCGACGCTGATGCCAATCTCATCCGATCGGTAATCCTCTGGGCCCGAACAACCCGAAGGATCGACCGCCACGACAATGCGCCGCATGCGCGCCAGCACGGCGGCACGGTTTGCATCCGTTATCGCGGCCTCGCGCCGGATGCGGTCCAGCGTCCACAGAGCGCCCTCGATTGCAGTCTGGTAATTGCCGAACAGGAAGCGTTGCCGTTCTTTCTCAGGCAGGCTCTCCAGTTGCTTCAGGTATTCTGGCGAGAGATTGTCCCGGTTGCTGTCCGGGTTGATCTGCATGGTCGCATAGTCGGCCGGATCGGGTAGAGGCTCACCGGATTTCGGCTCAACCTTCCGCTCAAACAGGCTGTAGAGCCAGTGCGAGGTCGTGGGCGGGTTGGCGTCGATATATTCCTTGACGTTCAACGACGATTTCTGCGCCAGACGTGTCAGCAGCATGTTGCGCGCGCCGTATCCGATCTGGCTGGCTTCGTTCAGGTAGACCGTGGCGAACTCGAGGCCGAGGATCTTCTCGGTGCGGTCGGAACTATCGAGGCCGTGAAACAGGATTTCAGACCCGTTCGGCAGGGTCACGAACCAGTCCGTGCGGTTCAGGCTGTAGGGCACGTCGGGGAAACAGAGGCGCATCACCTTGGGGAACGTATCCCCGATGATGGAGTGTTTCAGCGCATTAAAGCGGTGGCGGAAAATGCCATGTCGCGTGCCCGGAGCCTTACCTGCGCGAATGACCAGAGCGCGGATCAGGAGAAAGGTTTTCCCCGACCGCGAGCCGCCGCGCAGCAGGATATGCGTGGCCGGACTGCCCAGAAGTCGGTTCGCCTCCTGCTGGGCCGGGTTCAGCTTGGCGACCATTACAGCGCGTCATCATCCGGTGTGATGTTCATGGTGATGTGGCCGCTCTGCTGCACGTCGTAGCGTTCACGGAATTTCTCTGGTCGGTGCGCCTTGAGCAGAAGCGTCGTCAACGCATCGCTGTATTTCTTCTGTTTGAGCGGCTCCCCAGTTTCTGGGTCGCGCACTATCTGCCCCATGGAAATCACGTATTCTTCGTGGCCATCGACGGCGCGACGGCGTGCTTCTGCTTCAAGGGCATCTGTCGCCTCATCGATCGCATCGTCCCATGCAGCGGCGAACGCAGGGTCTTGATCCCGCCATTCATGAACGGTCGTTCGCCCAACCACAGCGACACGAGCAGATTCTGATACATTTGATGTTTTGCGCAGATGCTCAAGAAAAACCTCACGTGCATCGCGCGTAGGACGTGTTCGGCTCGTTCGCTTCTCAGCTTTAGCCAGACCCTTTCGCCCAGCCATACGATCCTCCAGGCAATGATGTTTGATGCACTCCCCGCCTTATCCCCCGTCTCTTGCGGGCCAACGGGATTTACCCATGCCGATTGGGAATGAAATGAACGGGCACCAATCGGTTAGGGAGGTCGGGGCTATCAACTCCGTGCCAGAGCCGTAAGGTTGTCAGCCGCCCGAACTGCGTGGGTTGCGCCCGAAATAAAAAACCGCCCTCAACGGGGCGGCTCGTGATCGTCTTTCGTGGCGCAAATATCCACACTGACGCTGATATTACGCAAAACTCGACAAAGTACAAGAACTATTTTTTCCACAGTTCGTGCAGGCGCTCAAGACCTGAACAAAGCGTCTTTCCACGCAGTCCCACAACCTGATCCTCCCCACAAACAGCCACGACCGCGCGTCGCTGGTGTGAGGACAGAACTTCAAGCGCCGCCGTGACAACCTCGCGGGCATCAAGCGACACCTCGGATGCCACCAGATCGCCACGCTCGATTTCCTGTGTGTCGTAGGTCTGCGTTACGCGCGCCCGGCGGGCCGAGCACAACCATGCCCGGCGAAACTTGAGTCCGGCCCCGTATTGCTGAGCCGTCAGGCTGCTATTCGCGCGATGATAGAACCGATCCAGCGCGCATTCATCAGCCACGCGACGCACGGGCCGCGTCTTGCCGCCAGAGCCTGCGATAGCGATAGCATCCTGCACGATTTTGCGGGCCGCAGCAGCAGGACCATCTGCACCGGGGTCATCTGCGGTTCCGGCTTCAATCTCGCGGCGCAGGCGATTGTATCGCCGGTCGGATTTCAGGATCTGGGCTACCCGGTCAAGTTCTATGGTCTGCGCCATTTGCCCCTCCCAATTACTTCGTTTCGAGTTCGGCAATGCGCCGTGCTGTTGGCTCAATGTTTTTGGCCAAAAGACGGGCCGTATTTACAAGATTTTCCGCGCTTTTGTCGGAACCGATTAGCATTTCATTGAAATACAATTCCCCATTGCGCCTGATGAAATACATCACTTTTTCTTCGCCTTCATATGGAACCTTCACGTGTTTTTTTGAATTCACGGCTTCACTCACTGCTCAAGTCTCCTCATATCCGCCCGCATTTTCCGCGCCGCCCGCCAGTCACTTGGCGTGGCGCTTGAGAAATACAGGGCTCCATTACTGTGTTGCCACCTGATGTGGCCGCTGCCGGTGATTGCGATGGCTGACCATCCTCTGTCGGCCATTTCGCGTTGCAGTTTGCGGTGGAGGCGGATTTTCATTGCTGGCAACCGCCTGAGAACATGCCATCACGCCTGGCCTGTTCCATCATATCGAACGCCTCATCGACGGTACATTCCTCTTCGTGTGCAATGTATTCGGCCACAGCATCCCACGAAACGGACTCATCAGGCGCGAGCCGAGTGGAAATTGCGCCTATATGTCTGGCCACAGTCAGGTTCATCGCTATCGCCTGATCTATGCGGTCAGACATTACGAACAAACCTGCCACCCTCATCGCGTGCCCGTTCGTATTTGGCGAGACGTCTATTCAGCGCACGAATGTCCCCTTCAAGGCACGAAGCGCGACATTCATCCTGCTGCCACTTCGCAAACACGCACGCAAAATTACTCATCATCTGACCTTGAGCGCGCTTCATCCCCTCAATCTCCGACCAAGGCCACACGTGGCGTTTCAGGAAGCGGATCATAACTTCACCCTCTTCATCTTCCCGCATTTCGTGCAACGTTTTACGCCCTTTGTCGCGACGGGTAGGGGCCCGTTCACCACCGACCATTCTGTGGCGATGACCTGCCACTCATGCCGACACTGCCGCGACCAACCGAACGGGATCAGGGCTGCGGCGGAGAGGATCACCGGCTTAGCCTCACCATCATCCACGCGAACGCCCAAAACGACCCCACCGCAGCGATGGCCCCGGACACATTCTCGCCTATTGACGCGATGGCCTGCCATTCACTCATCCGAACCAACCCTCCATATTCGCCCACACAGCGCCTTTCCCATCACCCACGGTCAATCTCCCTCTGAGAAGTTTACACCGCCCTCCTGACGCAACCTCGACGCTCTCATGGCCATATCCCGCTCGAACCGCGCCCTGCATCTCGCCGCCGCTGCGTTCCAGTCGATTGGCGGCGCGAGATTGGCCACGTAGTCAGCGCCGCATCGGTGCGGCCAGATTTCGGACGGGCTTTCCATGCCGGATAGTACCACCGCCGAGTCGGCATTGGTACCTTTTTCTTCGCGGTTTTCAGGCATTTTTTGCCTCTGCTAGCAGGTTGTCTGCAGCCTGAAATGCCCGGCGCAGATCGGCAATCCGCTCGATCGTCACGGCGCGCAGATCGCCAGTCATGCGCGGCAATTCAGCTTCAAGTGCCCGCACTAACGGCCAGCCGCGCAGGGTTGCATCTCCACCGGGCATGTAGCCACCAAAGCGGCTGATGCGGGCTTCTGCCGCTTCACGCTCGGCCCGTTCACGCTGCAGCTCGGCCACCTTCGCAGCAACGGCGGCACGTTCGGCCAACGTCGGCTTGCTGCGCGGCACATCGGGCGCGCGGTCAGCAACGGCCAAAATTGCCTTGCAGCCCTCGACCTCATGGGCAATCCGGTCAGCAATTGTCCGGAGTAGCGCGTAAAGTTCCGCCGGCCGGGGCCAGAACGTGCCCGGCAGTCGGCCATTGATCGCGGCCTGACGGCACCATGCCTGGCGCGATGAGACTGACCAGACCCCAGCGGGAAGATCGCCGCAAACTTCCACGATGGCCTCGACCGATGCGCGAATGGCGCCTTCGTCGGCTGGGGGATTGGAAACCATCCCGGCCAGCTTCTTCAACCACGCCATGACCATCTGCGGGGTAGAGGGCTGCATGGCCAGACGCGCAGCCGCAAGCTGTGCTCGTGCCTGACTGGCAACGTCAGGCGTCACATCCCGCGGCAGGATCGCCATGCCGCCACGTCGGGCATCGATCAACGCTGCAATGGCCGGTTCAGCCGGACGGTAGGCCACGACAACACCGGGCCGGATTTTCGAAACGTGGTTCATGGTCAAACTCCCGGATGGTCGAGCACGGCGTCCCAGATGGAGGGGGCGCCTTGGGTGTTGCGGGTAACGCGGTGAGGATTGGCATGCTTGCGAGCCGCGGCAGATGCTTCGGGATCACCGGCCCATCCCATCGCGTTCAGCCACGAAGCCGGATACGGGATCAGATCGAAGCCGTGGTCGGATTTTCGGTCCGGCCATGCTGCGACATGCCGCGACAGCCCGAGCATGATTTCCGATTGCGGGGTTTTCGTCCGGGCCTTGGTGTGCGCCTTCATGGCTGAGCCCTTATCCACCTTGCGGGGATAGGCTGCCCAGAACTCATCGAACTCCGCAGCGCGAGAACCGACAGCCTCAGCGCTCGGCGATGAGGAAGAGCCCGAACGTAGTGAGGGTGATATATAACTGTCCCTGTCCCTGTCACCCCGCGCGTTTTCTGCGACACATGCGTTTCTGATATGCCCCTGAAACTCAGATGAAACGCGTTTCACTTCCATTTCATCGTTTGACTGTTCTTCAGATTGATGTGCGTCTCCGTTCTGTTTCCGGCGCATTTCACGCCATGCTTGCAAACGTTCCTTATCTTTCAAGCGCTTTTTGCTTTTGCGCAGACGCTCTTCGTAAGCATCAAGCGCCTCCTGACACAGCATCGGGTGATAGAGGCGCCCATCACTGCACAGGATGAAACCGTGCAGGGCGCGTTCCTTCACGGCCTGCCATGCCTTAACATCGCGCCCAAAGTCCGCCAGCGTGGCAAGGGCACGGTCACTGTTCGGGAGGCTACCGGCCGGAAGCTGGTTCCATGCAGCCCACCACAGGCGCATGCCTGCACGAAACTCTGCATCAGATGCCTCGGTATAGAACTCGCTCGAGAACAGCCGATGCCCGAACAGAGGCATGAAATCGTATCCGCGCAGATCGCAGTATTCGGGCGTGAGGGGTTCTGGTAGATCGGTCATTCTGTTACCTCGCGCCATACAGAGGAGTGAGCGAAAGCGCGGCGTGCTGCCCTAATTTCGTCAGATGGAAATACACATTCGTGTCTTTCCAGCAGGGGGCTTTCCCCGGATGCATCAAACCCTTGTCGACAAGCCCCAGCATCGTCTTGTTTTTCGATGACGTGAAGAAATGACCGCGATAACCAGCTTTCCACGGCTCGTATTCATTCAGGCCAAACGCGTGTAGAAGACACTCCATTTCCTCTTTGGAAAGGGTGTCGGCGATAGGATCACGACCCGGCAATACCTGGTCCTTCTCGCGCCACCGACGCGCATGGATTTCAACGATCCTGCCGCGCGCGCAATCCATGTGACGCCAGCACATCATGCGGGCCTGACCGGCGGTATGGGCGAAGTAAAGCTCTTCACCATCATAGTCATCAACCGTAACGCGCCATGCCTTACGCAGGCGGGTGGAGATTTTTGTTGTTGTCATGCTACCACCTCTTCCGACATATCGGCCAACCAGCCGGGCATGCGTGCGTCATCAACAACCTGACCGGCAAGAGCCACGGCCACTGAAGTAGTAATGATGATGTTCGGATCGAGAATGTTCCGGTGAACAACTACCGAACCGGCACCAGATCCAAACGTCCGCGAATACCAGACGCCAACGGCGGTGGGGTCACTCTCTCTGGCATGTGCCGTTATTACGCGAGAAACCGTTCGTATGGCAGGATCGGACAAAATGGTCGTTGTATCTTCTTCCGGCGCTTTCTGGATTATTGCCGCAACACGGGCCGGGTCGATCGACAGGGGGCCGATGAACAGAGACCAGTCATCATCTCCCTCGCCCCACTCCGCCCTGCACGACCAAATGCCCGTGTTCTTGTCGTCCTCAGGAAGGTTGCCATTCCCATTGATAAACGCGCCGCAATAAATGGCGCTCACCATGTCAGGCACCATGAAGTCCGGAACGCTCGCCTCGCATTCATACGGCTGGCAATTTTCATCCATTCGCTCCAAAAGCCTTGGGCGACGACACTTTTTCAGGAAGCCCTTCGGGAATGTCAGCCGGGACGGCCTGCTGATTTTTCCATCAGGATCGTGGATTATTACTGAGCCATAACGGCATTGCGCCATCATTACGATGCCACCAGCCTTGTGGAGTGCCACATTGAATCCACGATATGACAGGGTATTGATGGTCATGATAGACGACCCGCGACACTCTCGGTCGAGGGCCTTGGACATTTCGGACAAGATCGCGAGATTTCTGGCTTTTGTGTAAAACACAAAGTTCTCGTCGTATTCGTATTTCTTGGTCATGCCACCACCTCAGTAATCGTAACAACAGTCCGCTGTTCACACAGGCGGCATTTCACGGATCGGACCTCGAGGGTCATGTGCTTGGGGGCATCATCCACAACGAAGCCCAGACCGCGCTTGTTCTTCACGCGCTGTCGGGCGCCCGGCGTGCGGACGTTTAGGAGGCGCGGCGTCGTCAGGGCATCCACCAGGAACTTCGCGCCGCCGTACAGGCCGTCTGTATCCGGCGTGCCGGCCGAGTAGCGCTCGATCAGCACATGTGCCTTCTGGAACGGATCAGAGGGCCGCAGATGAAGCGCCGCGTCCGCGACTGCCCGCGCCATCTTTCGGCGCATTCCAGTAAGCGCAAAACGGCTCTGGCCGATGCTGTGGTTAAGCAATGGAAAGGGCTTGGGAATGGTGAAGGTTATCATGCGGCCATCTCCCGCGCCGGGAACGGGCATGCCCGGTCACCCGGACCCAGAGCTTCATAACGCAGCCCTGTCAGCCGAACCCTGATCCACTTCCAATTTTCCAGCCACAGCCAGTCCTGCGCCTCACGCTCGGACCGGACGTTGTAGATCCCCACGAAATACGTGCCGTTCTGGTCGACGCCGGATACACGGATCCATGTGCGGTCAGACATGATTTTGCCCCCTCATCGGCAGACAAACAGTCTGGGTCACATAGCCCAGGGCGTTGACAATATTTTCAGATACGTCGCGCCGGCCGCTAAGCGTGAGTGACACGACAGACTGAGGAATCCCGGTTTTTCGGCTCCACGCATGCTGCCCACCCGCCAGCTCTACTGCATCTGCAAGAACTGATTGCATTTCTGTAATCGGGCGACCGGTTATGAGGTGTGTCACTCTCCGGCCTCCCGTTTCAGTTCATCGGCCCGGCGTTCCAGTCGGTCGGCTCGTTCGCTCAGGTATTCGGCCCAGCGCCGCAGGGAGATTGCGCGCCGGAGTGCTCGGCTTGCCCGCCATCGGGTGATGGCAGCGCGCCGCAGGAGGATGTATCTCCCCATGTGTCGTTCCATTCTTGACTGAGGGCACGGTAGATGGCGGCCTGATGCTCGGCCTGCCGCTCTGCGCGCGCCAGATGTTTGCGATAGGCATCAACCAGGCGCAGATAGATATGCGCCGGGATGCGCTCCCATTCTCCGTAGTAAAGGCCCTTCGCCTGCCGGTCGGTGACCCGCAGCAGTCGAGCAATACGGTGAATGATTTCCTTGACGCCGAGCCCGCGCCCGAACGTCTCTGAAAGGGTTCGAGCCATTGTCTGGGCATTCTGCGTCACTGTCTCAGCAGTAAGCATTTCGCGTTTTTCCAAACTGGCGGAATTGATTTCCAATTTTTTGGACAAGGTTTGCTCCACATTCCGAACAGCAACGAACGGAACCGGAGAAAACCTTGCTGGAGAAACCACCAATCGAATTGGCGGATGGGATGAAAGAAGGAGACCGCACCCTGTCAATTCCGCAGATACTGGTCCTGATGGCGCGGGTATGGGCGGCAACCCATCCCGACGCGCCAGTCGAGGTCCGGCAGCATCTGGCGGCCATGGTGGCCACGGAACTGGCGGGGCGGTGATGCATCAGAAACTCACCAAATGACGCCGAGAGGCTGCTCCCATGAGATTTCGTTCATCTTTGTGAAGAGCGGCATGACAGGGAACACAAAGCCATTTTACGTCTAATGGCTTTGTGTAATCATCATGGTGGGCCTGAGTATTTGCACCCCCGCACGCCTCACAAGGTTTTCGAATTAGTCGCCCATCCCGTATTGCATTGCTTACTGCGTTATGGGCTCGACGTTGGATGGGATGTTTTTTTGCCATGCATCTCTCCCCTTTTTTAATTTTTCCTTTCCCGCCTCTGATTGCGCATAAGCGCGTCGCGCGGCTATTCGGTCAGGTTGACCGGCGCGTAAACGATCATAATGCAAATAATACTCTTTATTTGCAGATCTATTTTTTCTTGTGTCTGATTTTGCGCATGATTTGCACTTATTCAGATGGCCATCCAGCATCTGCCTGTGGACGTAAAACTCACTTAATGGTTTTTCCTGCTGGCATTTAAAGCAGGTTTTGGAGACATTATTCATGCTCTTATCTCCCGCTAAAATGGAATGGTTTCATCATCAGGCGCATCCCACCAACCCGAACGCTGCTGGCCGCCCTGCTGGCGAGGCTGGGACTGCTGAGGGGGTGAACCACCATCGTTGGTACGCTCACCACACAGAACCAGATTCCCGCCAAACTTCTGGATCACGACTTCTGTCGTATAGCGATCCTGCCCGCTCTGGTCGGTCCACTTCCGGGTCTGGTTCTGGCCGATGACCTGCACCTTGGACCCCTTGCGGACAAACCGTTCGATCACGCTGGTCAGCCCTTCATTCCAGCAGACCACGCGATGCCATTCGGTCTTTTCGCGCTTTTCGCCTGACTGCCTGTCTTTCCATGTTTCAGACGTGGCGAGCGTGAAGCTGGCGACCTTCTGGCCGCCTTGTGTGGTCCGTATTTCAGGATCCTTGCCCACATTGCCAAGGATGATCGTCTGGGAGAAATGACCGGCCATCACTGCACCCCCATCGTCTGCCGACTGACCACACGTTCGCCAACGCCACGCAGGGAGAGGGTCACGCCATAGCCAACAAATTCGCCGCCTTTGGCGCAGTCGCCATCAACGCGGACCAGACCGTAATGAACGAGTGCCCGCGCTTCCTGCGGGCAGCCTGCGAGACCGAGGCGGCAGAGGGCTGTTGAGAGGGGGAAGGTTTTGCTCATGAGCGGGCCTCCTGAAGGGGGCGACCAGCCATCACCGGCATTTCGCCGAACATGAAGCCGATCTGAGTATTGACGGAAGGAAAACGCCGATTGAACAGGTCATCAAACTGGCGAAGGGAAATGGCGCACGACAGAATGGTCGCCACTTTTTCGATATGCTGACGCAGCACAGGCATATGCTTTGCCTTGAGAACCTGATGATGTTTGTGGGCACGAACGTGCTCTTCATCTGCTGGATTGGCGTCGCGGATCGCTGTCAGCCCAAGTTCCCCAAACAGGAACTTATAGATGTAGCGATTGATGAAGTGCGAGCAGTTGGAGTGGTTGCCAATCGCGGGGCGCGTCAGACCAAGAACCCGATGTAGGTCAATAAAGAACCCATCCGGGTATTCACGCTGCCACTGTCGAACCTGATCGTTGATCAGAGACAGGCGGAAGAACTCAGGGAGCGGCATTTCACGCTGGGTCTTGCGGCGCATATCAACGAATGCGCGAGAAACACCAATCATGATCATGGTTGCCGCGGGCTTATCAGACCTGCTGACCATAAATACGGCCTGCTGTTCGGTCAGATGATAGACCCGAGCCGCCCTGCCGCCGCCTTCCGGAGCGATGAGTTTTGAAAACACATCGCCAAGTTGAGAGATGTTATCTTCATGTTTTTTGATCAGGCGTCGGAATACGCGGATATCCTCATAGCCGAGCTTGTTGGCAAGTTCTTCATCTGAAATCCGCAACTCGCCATCCTGCTGCCGCTCAATTTTGAAAGGGATGATTTGGGCAGTCACCGCGCGCCCTCCCCTTCGGGGCGCACGACCGTCACGCCTCGGAACAGGTCCGGGCGCAGTTCTTCGCGGGGGATGCTGAATAGCGCCTCAATCGTCGGGCAGTGATGAGGCGGTATTTCTCTCCAAAGAATAGGCGTCGAGTGGCGAAGGCGTAATGCTCTTGCCAGCACAGACGGGCCGCCCACGCGGCGCAGAAGTTCTTTCGGTGTCATATTGTGTGTTTGCCACACAAACACTCGGTCAGGCAAGCATATTGTTTGCCTGACAGGCACGCCATTTCCAGAAAGGAGGCATAATCCCGCGTATGATGGACAGGAAACTATTCGCTGCGAGACTGGGTGAGGTGCGCCAGAAGCGTGCCCTTGAGCTTGGCCGGAAGCTAACGCAGGCTGAGGTTTCGGATGCTGCTGGTGTATCCCGTAGTCATTTGGCTGGGGCAGAGTCCCAGCACACAGGCATCAGCTTAGACGCGGCTGTTGCTTTATCTCAATATTACAATGTTTCCTTGGACTACCTTACGGGCCTTTCTGGCGCGTCTAGTCAAGGCTCCGAGAACGCCGCGCATGACGAACGTGAGGTTCTCCTCCTGAAGATCTGGCGCGCTATGAGCGACGAAGAGCGCCTCGGCCTGATGGCGCTTCTCAAGGCCAGAATCGACACCAATGCAGCCTAGCCCATCCCCCATCGCCCGTAGGTCTTTTGCCGCGTTCCCGCTCATTGTTTCCCTTTCGTTCTCACGGAACGATAGCAGAACAAAAGGCTAAGAAGGCATACGGAATTTAGATATGGGTTATGCGATAATAATGGAAAATACCTGTGTCTAATCTCGTTCATAATGAACAAACGAAGCTGTTGGCAAACTGGCTGAACGGCATTGCTGTTTCTATCGCGGTCACGGGCTATGTTGTCCCAGCGATAAGTCACTATTACGACCATAGTAAAAAGCTGCCGTTTTTGACGCTCGTATCCGGGGCTGGCTTATGGACCCTGCTTTCGTATAGGATCAATCAGGCTGCACGGTCTGTTCTGGAGGCACTGAGAGATGACTGATTTTGAGATCGCCTATCTTGCCATCCCAATCATCGGACTGATTGTTTTGGCACCCTTTACCAAAACGAGGATCAAGCGCTGGGCGAATAAGCGCACCTGATCCCAACCCCGCTCCGGCGGGGTTTTCTTTATCTAGCGTTCACCGCAGTCCGCTCGCCTACTTCTCCCAGTGTCTGTGCGTAGTTCTGGCCGTCGTCGCCTACCCAAGCGCAAAACACGTGCGCACCTATCGCGTCGGTGAGCCCAGCCTTCACCTGATAAAATCGCATCATGCCCTCTTGCCTCGACCTGCACACGCGGATTTAGTCTGGCCATACGCATTCGCCCCAAGGCATCTGCTGGCGGCTATAGGTCTGGATCAGGACAGTTTCGGCGGCCATGGCGAATCCTTTCAATTGTGTTCATATTATGTTCCGACGGATTCGCGAAGGAGGTTTTTGCATGGGTGATATTTTGTCTGTGTGGCGAACTTTCCTGTTGCGTCCATCTCGTTTGTCTGACAAACATATACCCATCACCAACACGGAGATGGGAAGTGACCAAGCTCACAATTCTCTCTACAGAAATTCGACAGGATGCAGACGGGCGCTATTGCCTGAATGATTGTCATAAGGCAGCCGTCGCCGCTGGCCATGACTATAAATCTACGCAGGTAGAGCACTTTACTCGGAATGCCTCCACAGAGGGCCTTATTCAGGAACTCCTCAAAAATGGGGAATTAGAATGTGAGCCAGTCTCCTCTAAGGCTGGTCGTTATGGTGGCACCTATGCCGTGAAAGAACTGGTCTACGCCTACGCGATGTGGATCAGTCCCGCGTTCCACCTGAAAGTCATCCGCGCGTTTGATGCGATGGTGACGAAGGGTGTGCATATTGAGCACCCCCTTTCCATTGACCTGAACGATCCCGCCTTCCTGCGTAGCACGCTCCTGACCTACACGGAAAAGGTGATTGCTCTCGAAGCCGAGAAGGCAGAGGCAGCGCCGAAGCTGGAAGTATTCGAACGCCTCGCCAACAGCAAGGGCCGCACAAACCTGCGCGAAGTCGGTAAGGAACTCCAGATCGGCTCCAAGCGCGGCATCGAGTTTCTGCGCGAAATCAAGTGGACATTCCGCGATCAGGCCGGGCGCTGGAAGGCATATTCCGGCGCAGTCGATGCCGGTTACGTCGAGATGAAATACACCACCTATACCAACAGCGCAGGCGAAGAAGTCAGCACACAGCAGGTATTCGTCACGCCAAAAGGCATGACGCGCCTGGCTCATCGTCTGGGGATGCAGTAATAATGGAAACGAACATGAACACACAGCCTGAGCAGCAGACTGCTCCCGAAAACAACCCCGCACAGATTACCCTCCTCAAAATCCGCGAATGGGGCGCTTGCTCCGATGGGCGCGACTGGTTCCGCGAGAAGTTCCCTCAGGGCGGCACGTATGGCGACGTGATGACCGGTCTGTATGCTGATAAGCGCTATGGCGATGCGCGGTGGCTGGCTAATAAGGCGTTTGATGTAAAGAACATCGATTCCGCCTTTATTGAGAGCGATGTGCGCTCGATCATTGCTGCGACGGAAGGCGTCGATGTTGACTCGGGCAACTACGCACGGGCCGGGTTCTCGGGCGACTACGCACGGGCCGGGTTCTCGGGCGACTACGCACAGGCCGGGTTCTCGGGCAACTACGCACAGGCCGGGTTCTCGGGCGACTACGCACAGGCCGGGTTCTCGGGCGACGACGCACGGGCCGGGTTCTCGGGCTACGGCGCACAGGCCGGGTTCTCGGGCGACGACGCACGGGCCGGGTTCTCGGGCAACGACGCACGGGCAGAATGCACCGGAGAGAATGCTACTATCGCATTCGCGGGGATGAACGGTTCTGTCAGTCTGGGCAAGGGAGGTGCAGCATCTCTAGCCTATTACGATGGCACCCGTACTCGTTTTATCAATATCTATGAGGGCGAAGACGGCATCGAGGCAGGAGTCCTCTATACCGTCAAAAACGGCGAAGTAGTGAGGCGGTAATGCCTCCTCTACCCGACAACCACCTAACCCGCTTTCTAGGCATGGCTCTACTCGGCGCCATGCTTCTGGGAACGGTGTTCTACGCATTCGCTACCGTTGCAATGCCCTGACACGCCCAGGCCACCGGGATTGCGGTCCCGGCAGTCTGGCCGAGTTGGCCGAGTATTTTTCAAGTAATGAGAGGAATTGATTATGTGCAGTAATCTTCCTGACGGTTGTTCGCAGGGTGATATCGACAACGCTCTTGGCGGCTGCTGGCCCGCATGGGCTGAGGACGAATATCAGCGGCTGTGTGAGTATCAGTCATCTTTGATCGCTCTGCGCGAACAGGCGAAGGGTGTTGATGCCCGCTTTCACGATGTGAGCGACATGACGGGCGGTATGCATGGTGGCGCGCTGGATGATGAAATCGTCATGGTGAACAAGTCCATCAAGGACTTCCCGGAAACGGTTGAACGCATCGAGGCAGACGAGCGGGAAAGTCGTGCTTTTGACCGTGCCGATATGCGCCGGTCCGAGCGTATGGAGTGCGCGGCATGACCAGCCGGTATGAACAGCCCCTCGATAATATCTACGAGGGCCTGTCGCGCGCTGAAATCGTTCTGCGACGCGATGTAGAGAGAGAAGAGCGACCGGATATCAGAGCCGATCTTGAGGATGTTCTGGAGTGTGTCTGCAAGGCCCGCAAGAGCCACTCCTTTCTGGCTGGAGACCTGCCATGACCTTCCCCCTGACAGAACACCAGCGCGTGCGGATCAACCGACGTGTGATGCAGAACCATGTGGGGAGGAAGGGGCTGTGAGTAATCATATCAGTTTTGATGTGTCAGATAGTGATGCAGGAATAATAAGGGCCATATCTGAACGAGCAGCAGAAGTCGCATACAAATATCGCCCTGATGCCGAATTCGATCTCGTGTCATGTCGTATGGATATTACGGCAACTCATGCGAATGGAAACCCACTGCGGCTGCGCGAACTTTTGGAGGCAGATGACTTCAATTTTGGGCATGACGTGTTTGGAATAGAGTGTCATCTTGACCGAACTACAGGCAAGCTTATGAACGGGTTTTCTCCACGTTTTTCAAAACGAGGTGAAGCATGACCCCCTTCACCCCGCGCCAGTTCGACGCCGCGCGCCGGGCCATGCTGAGCAGCCTGCATGCACAGTATGGGGGCGAATGGGAGAGCAAGATCAGGCGCCCATCAGATGATCTGACCATCCCGGCGTGGCCGTTCCCTGATTATAGCGCGCTGTGGCTGCCTGGTGGTCAGAGAGTGGCTTTTGTTGAGGTGTGTGTGTGATGGCTCTAACGGTTTATGATGATCTTGAGCAAGGAACAGATGAGTGGCTACAGGCGCGCTGTGGTGTGCTGACGGCCAGCGTAATCGGTAAATTGGTCACGCCTACCGGAAAGATCGCCAATAACGAGACCGTGCGCCGTCTGGTCGCCGATCTTCTGTCTCAGCGCATCACTGGCGTGGTCGAGGAAATCCCCCAGACCTACGCCATGCAGCGCGGGCATGAGGACGAGATCGAGGCCAAGATCGCCTATGTCGACCAGATCGCGCCGGTCAAAGAGATCGGCTTCATGGTCGAGGATCGCTGGGGCTTCAAGATCGGCTACTCGCCGGATGGCCTGATTGGCGACACGGGCCTGATCGAATGTAAGTCGCGGGCACATGGCCTGCAGCTTGAAACGATCTGCAGCCGCGATGTGCCGGCCGAATACATGGGCCAGATCCAGACCGGCCTGATGGTCTCTGGCCGCGAATGGCTCGACTTCATCAGCTTTCCGGCCTTTGGTGGCGGCAAGATGATGGTCAAGCGTGTGTTTCCAGACCCGGAATACCAGGCGCTGCTCATTGATGCCGCCACACAGTTCGAAACCCGGCTAGCTGAGAAGCAGGCCGAATACCAGACAGCACTGAACGACCCCGCGCTCCGTTTCATCGACGTTGAGCGCAGGGCGATGGAAGAGGACATCGTGATATGATGGATATGGGAAAAACGATCATTGCCAAGTCTGACCAGCTCAATGCGGATGACCTTCTTGATGGTCCGCGCACGGTTGAAGTTGAGCGCGTCACCGAGGGCAATGCAGATCAGCCCGTAGCCGTGTTTTATAAGGGCTGCAATGGCAAGCCCTACTATCCGTGCAAGTCCATGCGCCGGGTTATGTACAATGTCTGGGGCCGTGACGGTCACAGCTACGCTGGAAAATCCATGACCCTGTTCCGTGATCCGAGCGTCAAGTATGGCGGCATCATGGTCGGCGGCATTCGCATCAGCCACATGAGCGGACTTGAAAAAGATATGCCACTGGCCCTGCAGGTTACGCGCGGCAGCAAGAAACTCTACACGGTCAAGCCGCTGCGGGCTGCCCAGAAGGAAAAGCCCCAGCCCAAGGCTGAAAGCAATGAAGGCTCTGGCCAGAGTGATGATGAAGCGATGTCTGCCCGCATCAAAGCGGCCCAAGAGGCGGCTGAGAAAGTCATAAAAATGATGGAGAGCGCCTCTGATATGGCTGACCTGGCAAACATCAATAAAGCCGACAGTTACAAGCGCCTGATTGGTTTTGTCGAGCAGCACGATAAGGCGACGCATTCGGCACTGACCAAATCCGTCGCTGACAACGCCAAGCGCATCAGTGAGGGCGAGTTTGCATGACCCAGGCATCCGACGCAGCCGAACCCGAACACCTGACCCAGCCGCTAACGTGGCTGGAGCAGGTCAAACTCCACATGCGGGCGCACAATTCTGCGCCCCTCACCAGCCAGCAGCACGAGAGGCTCCAGATCGCCCGCGCCAACGGGGTCGAGCCGTGGGCCGCGTTCGACCAGATCGTGGGGGCTGACAATGTGCAGTTCTGAAAACGAACTGATCCCTGATGCGCGGCAGGTTGATTTGGAAGAGATGATTATGAAGAACGAAGAACAGTTCGTGATGGTACGGTTGCCGTTGAGTGGAGAGCAGATCAGCGCAGCTGATGTTATTGCCAAGGAAATTGCGGAGAACAACGCGGAAAATGAATGGCGGTTTGCTCGTCACCACTATGCTGCATGTGATGACCTTGTGCGCGCCATCGGCACGCCTGTAACGGGCGGAAACTTAGATTCATCTCGGGAATCCTTTGAGAAATTCTACGCACAGATGTGCTCCAAGGCGACCGGGCATGATACCACACCTGAGTATGTATCAGGTTTGCGGACGAGGGATACCTATGGGAACAGGACATTTCTTAATAATGTTTGGAAAGCATGGCCTGAATACGTGCAATATTCCAATGCATATACTGCCGAGCGGGATGTTGAGATTGCTCGGCTTAAAGAAATCCTGTCACTTTTTGCTCAATATGAAAAATTAATGGACGCCGGAGCCGACACTCCTGCCATGGCAGCATACGCTATTTTCTCTCAGACCGTCGCAGAAATCCTCAATGAAGGATCGGGCGTATGACCCAGAAAACCAAACCATGGAACGGCCTGCCAGATCAGCCGGAACACTCTGGATATCACTGGCTTGCTCTGAAAAAAGAACCCGTTGTGTGGGAACTGCACTTCTGGGATCAAAAATTCGAAGTGTGGGGAAAGCATAGTTGTTCACTGCCTCAGTCAAAGGCAAAAAAATACATCTATGGCGAACCGGCACGCGATCCATCTGAACTTGCGCAGATGCGGCAGGATGAGAGGGAAAGGGCGGCAAAGGTCGCTCAAGCAATCAGCTGCCATTATTACGCACTGAGCGACGCGGCGGAAGATGATGCGGACGTCATAGCATTTGAGGAACGTATGTTTGCCGCAGATGAATGTGCCGTCGCCATCCGCGCCCTAACCGACGATGAAGGGAAGAAGTCGTGAGAAGTCGGGAAGAACAGATAGCTGATCTCACTAACCTGTTTGGCGAGGAAGGCACATTTTCATTCGTGGATGACCGGGACGCCGCGACCAAGCACATCCTGGAGGCCGAACGCCGTGCAGAGCAGCGCGCGCGGGCGGAGTGCGATAAAGAAATATCATCTTTGCGTAAGGGCCTATCAAAATGTGCCGATCTTACAGGTGGTTTTGCATCCCCTGATTGCAGTATCCCTTTTCTAACTATAAGCGTCCCAGAAGAATTGAGGCTATACATAAACCGTCTTAAAGAGAAGGTGACGCAGGATAGTGAGCGGTTGGATTGGATCGAACGCCACCGCGCAACGCAGGCCGTGTATCTGGATGGTTCTGGCTGGCACATAGTACCAGACGGCGAGAGCTGTGGGGTCGGTGGAGAGACGTTCCGCGCTGCTGTGGACGCGGCCATGAAGGCGGAGCGGGAGGCGCAGGGATGAATATAGCCCTCCCCACAATCGAAAAAGGCATCCCCATGCCGCCAGTTGAAACCCGGCGTAGCGAACGGGGCGACTTCGTAGCGAGCCGGTGCATCGGTGATAGCTTCGCCTGTGGACCCACTGATCTCAAGTCATGGGTGAACCTGTTCAAGCGCGTGAAGGAGAGGCACTCCGAACGCAAGTTCTCATACCGTAAAACCGAGACCGGGTTTCGGATTTGGAGGGTCTCATGACTATTGAAGCTACTTCAATCCTCGCCAGCGTTGACGCGGCGGGGAAACGTATCGATACGCTGCTTCTGCGGTATCCGCGCTTTATCCATGCCGAGGAACTGACGCACCGCATAATCGAGACCCAGCCAGAATGCCTGTTTTATGAGGCCATTTCCGATGGGCTTATGTATTGCGAGGATCTTTCGCGCAACGCCTCCAGCAGTCGGGCTATACCTGTGCTGCGAATGATCTCAGATATTGAGCGCGATCCCGTTGAGCCCTCATTCTGGGGCGCCAACCAGGCGGGAATGCAGGCCAAGCAGGAATTGACTGGGGCGGCGCTTCAGGCCGCAAAAGATCGCTGGAGCATGGCCTTCCGTGATATGACTGAACATGCCAAAGCTCTGGCCCACATCGGAGCCCATAAGCAGATCGTCAACCGCATCCTCGAACCGTTCGCCCACATCAACGTGGTGGTGACGGCAACGGAATGGGACAACTTCTTCGCTCTGCGCGATCATGAGGACGCCCAGCCGGAAATCCGTGCGCTGGCGAAGGCGATGAAGATAGCAATGCTGGCCGCGCCAGTGCAGTACCTTGATCTGGGACAGTGGCATTTGCCGTTCGTATCGACCGATGAAATGCGCGAACACCAGGGCCTCATGGACCCTACCGGCAATCTGAGGGTTGTATCGGCTGCCCGGTGCGCCCGCACATCCTACCTGACCCACGATGGCCGCAAGTCATCACTGAGTGAGGATATCGCTCTTGGTGAGCGACTGACCAAGTCACGGCCGTTCCACGCCAGTCCATTTGAGCACCAGGCCACGCCCTACGTGCTCGGCTTTCACAACGAAACTGACCAACGCAATTTCCGGGGATGGGTTCAGAACCGCGCCCTGATGGAGAAATACCTGTGACCGAACAGCCAAGCCACACCCCCTACCAGCGCGGCCGCCGGGCGGCTGAGCGTGGGGCGCCGAGAGAAGTGCCTGACGATATCCATACAGCAGCCACAGGCGAAGATGATTGGTATCAGGGGTATGATAGCATCCATAATCCACCAATGCGCCAAGCAACCCAGCATGGCGATCTGGGGCAGACCAGCACCATTAACCACCCCCGGCACTACAATGCCCATCCGTCCGGCATCGAATGCATACAGGTGGCTGAGCATATGTCCTTCAACCTCGGCAATGCCCTGAAATACATCTGGCGCGCCGATGAGAAGGGCAATGCCCTGGAGGATCTGAAGAAGGCCGAATGGTATATCAAGCGCGAGATCGCGCGGCGGGAGGCAGTATGACCCACAAAATCCGCATAGCAGGCGACCTGACCGAAACCGTGGAACTGATTGAACAGAACCGATACCGCGTTTTTCTGCGGCGCAACGGAGAAATCGTGGCGATGCAGGCAGCAGTCTGGCAGAGGCTCGTGGATAGCGGGCGCGTTTTGGAGGTGGGGAATGGGTAATATCCCCCCTGATCTCATGACTTTGCAGGATGTGCTGGAGCGGCTGAAAGGAAAAATCGGTCGTTGCCGCTTGCTTGGCCATATCCGCGAATGCCCTGAACATAACGGCGGTCCAACCCACAGACGCTGGGGCAGGAAATACATTTTCTCACAGTCTGACTATCATAGGCTCATCGAAAGTATAGAATGCCCCTCAAGATCGTATCCATCCCGAAATCGAAAAATCTCTACCTGCGGGGCACTGTCTCCGGACAAAGCATATTCGAAAGCACTGGAACGACTGACAAACGGGTTGCAGAAGAAATCAGGCGCAAGCGTGAAGCTGAACTCTGGAATGAAACAATCTATGGCAAACGGTCGGTCATAACATTTGCCGAAGCAGTTACGGCCTATCTTGATTACCATCCTCGTTCACAGGCAACCCAGCGATACCTACTACGCCTTCTGGATCACTTCAGAACAACACGGCTGACAGATATAAACCAAGCATCTCTACTTGGCGCATATCGCGCCGTTCTTCGAGATGGGGATAAAGCTGCCTTATCGACCAAAAAACGGGCTATCAGAACACCGTTGCAGGCTGTCCTTGAATTTGGGGCGATAAACGGCTGGTGTGATCGGCCATCGTTTGCTCCCATTCCGGTAAAGAAAAACCCGAAAAAGTTCATGCGGCCGGAGCAGGTTTCGCGACTTGTTATCTGCGCCGCGCCTCATTTGCGTCCTCTGATCGTATTCTTGGCATCTACCGGATGCCGAATGTCAGAAGCCCTAGATCTTGAGTGGAAGGACGTAGACCTGCGCGGGCGCCGGGCCACAGTCTGGCAAAAGCAGGGGCGCGAACGGCATGTCGATTTACCTCCTGTCGCCCTAGCAGCCTGTCGGGTTGGGGTACCCTGTGAAGGGGTAAGGCTGTAGAGTGTCGCGATGAGCCGCTTCATCCCGTTTGACCGATCCCAGCCGTATCTTCTGC